CGGGGACATTTCCCCAGAATCGCAGCTTACCACATCACCCTTGCGGTGGTGCCCGGTCTAGCTGTTCGCCATCACATGATGGCCCGGTACACGTACTCTGTACGTGTTTCGAGGATGCGAATGTTCGCGTCCCAGATATCCTCTCTATGAGGGAATCCGTCTGTGAATTCATTATAATCCACATGAAGCATTGAGCCAGGATCTGTGATCCACTCAATGTCCTCAGGAATTCTTTGCCTGAGGTCTAGAAGGACTCCTGAGAGTTCTTCCGTGCGGCCCACCATATATATGGCTGGGTCGAGACAGACTACATAGTGGTAGTTGTCTGGGTCTCTACCATTTACAGCGTAGAGGACCTTTACACCGAGTTTTATATCTCGGGTAACTAAACCAATAACTTTCTTTGGTTTAGTAGGTAGCATATGTAAGATATATGCATCTGACTCAAGAAATAAATTGAGTCTCTGTACCACCCGGGGTGGTAGAGGTTCCTTGTCTTTTATCATAGCAAGGATTGCCGGGAGTGAAGTCTCTTCAAAGGAGATATTCCTCTCGGCCCAGTCGTTAAAAAGATCACGACTGGATGGGTACTTGTCAGGACTTTCGTCCACAAGGCCCAGGTTCATGGGGTCCATCCCAGGAACCATCGACTTACGTACAAAGTAAGTGTCGATATTCTGGAAATTAAATCCAGGATTCTTCCATTTCTCTATGAAGGAAAGGAAGTCTACTTCCGGGTCACTAAAACCCCCGGAGTATGCCCTGTCTATATTAAAGACGGGTACTACAGGATCTTTTCCCTGTAGGAGGGCCTGGTAGTACAGGCCCCGACACAATCTTAAAAATGTGTTTTGAGGTTTCTCTATATCACGGAACCTCATAGACCTCAACATAATTGAGGCCTCATCACTATTAGGTATTAATAGTGATTCTGGAGGCAGCAATGCCTTCAATCCTTCCAACTTTGGAAGGTAAAGGTGGTGCTTGTGCACCACCCTGTCAAGTCTATCAGATCTGAGAAACTTGTGATTGAACGCATTGTTCAATAGGGAAGCCATTCTATATTTGGCTTCTCTTGGGTTGTAGCATTTATCATCTACAACCTTGCGAAGGAAGGTCCACGAGTGTGGAAATCCTCCGTCTCCACCCATTTCAAGAGGGGTGAAGGGACAGAGACAATCTCTGTCTTGTTGTAGCAGTATATGCTGGTACAACGATGCCAACGTAAAATTTCGTTTGGCCTCCGTGTTGACTGAGTCAACCCATCGTGCTTCTTTACCGAGAAGCGCAAATCTACCTTGGTTGGTAGAGCTATAAAGATCTGTTTCCATCTTTATAGGAAGGAGTAATCTAATTCTTGGGTAATCCAAGTACAATAACTCCTTACCACGTCTCATTCTGACGTGGTTGAGCTCACTCACCCTTTGTGGTAAGAGAGTCCCTTCTTCGCAATAAAATGCGAAGTGTCCGGAAACGAACGTGTCGTCTTCGGAAACCCTAAAGAAACGTTTTAGAGTGTCCAGGTGTCTATATAACTCACCTGGGTTGGACGATAAGGCTATCTCATCGTCTCCTACAAGTGTATATACTTGTAGTCCACTCAATCGACAACAATAGTCGTGAGCGGCAGTGAGCATGAACTTAGTCATCATGTCACCCATAAACCACGATCTTGTGGCTATGTGGAGGGAGAAATTCCCTCCTCCAACAGGTACGAATATATACCTGTTACTACAGTACAGTGTTTTAACAAGTACTGAAAGTGCAAGGGGCATCCCTGGCACCATCCTGATCATGTAATCAAGGATTCTTTTGGAAAATTCTTTGTTTCCAAAATCTGTTGCCTCACTCAAATCGGTGGACAACGCAAAGACTTGACCTTCGTCAAGCTTTTCCCAATTCTCTGATTGAGGATTGAGATTTTGTTGGAGAAATCTCCACAAATGCCGATCGGCTCGCAAGCCGCTCTGCACACCCTTACTTTTGAGGGTGGCCTGGTACACGTGTGCGAAAACACCCATTAGTACCTGGTAACTGTATGGTGCTACAGTTATTGTCCGAGCCTTACCTGGCTCGGCCACAGCATGGACTCTTACACACCTTGTGTGTGTAGGTCTATGCAGGGCGGATTGTATCGCCCAGTCAACAACATCTCTCGATGTTCTGACTGCCCTAGGAGCTATTACTGTCTCCTCGAGCGTTTCCCAATTATATTGGGAACGAAGAACTTTCTTTCTTGAAAGTTCCTGTAGCTGTGCGGTTTTCCCACCAGCTTCTCGTGTCTTTTCTAGACACGCTGTAGTTCCCACTGAAACTACTGCTAGAGACGCCTTGGCATCTCTAGCTCCCTGCAATGTTTCAAGAAGAACTGCAGGGTTAATAGAAACCTTACTAGAAGGGGTTTCTATTGTATTGACAAATTTGTCAATACTTTCGCGGATCATTACACTGTCCGCGAGTCCTGTGGCCCTCGTTTGAGTCCACAAGAGGATGTACCTGCCATAACTAGCAGGTCCATCAAAGTCTTGTTTAAGATTACAAGACTTAACGTAAGGCAGCATTGCTGGCTTACATTTGAAGGTATCAAGTGATCCCTCAATAGCAAAATGCTTGCGCATTTGCTTCTTCAAGGTTTTAAAATCCTTGGAGAATTGTGCGTAGTTATTCGCACAATTTTCTAATGCCCATCGCACTAGATTATCCACAACATCATATTGTGGTTCTTCCACACTACTAATTAGTAGTGGGAGGATGGCGGCATTTGCAACATGCCACCATTGCTCTACAGTGCTCAGGCGCCTCCTGTAGAGAAGCTTTCCAAGCTTACGCTTGAAATGCAAACTTGTCTTAAAATACAAGTTTCTCAACAAAAAAGTTTGTTGATACCCTGGCCTCACTTGCCAGAGGAAACATGGTGCACCACGTGTACCACATACTCTCTCTTGAAAATTGGGAGAGATCCTACGATCAAAGATTGTAGGGAGACTGCGATATTCGCAGTAGTATGCCTCCAATCGCTGGAGGTATGTTGAACTTAGTTCAACAACGATTCTGGGTCCTGCCCTGCC